AAACCTGCGAGGCCGATCCTCCTGCTCGGTTAGCTGTAAGCTGTTGTCGTGAAAGTAAAAATTGTATGTGCCTTCCCATCCACCGCTGTGTCGTTGCTTGGCTACGATGAGTTTCTGGTCTTTGTGTTTGGATAAATATTCCTGCTGCTTCTCATCTAACTCGGTCAGTTTGGCTAATTCCTTGAGCTGTTTTCTCTTGGGATTCGAGGCCGTCAGAATCACATTATCTGCCATGTCCGATAAGGTACTAGCGCCGCGAATGGAATACTTGTCGGGTATCCAGTTGTCATCGGCCTGTGGTGGCTTCCGAATGTGCGCGACTAGCACGATGCCCACATCAAGCGTCTTCGCGCAATGCTGTAGCTTGTTCACGAACTCGGTCTCGGCAGAGTAATCCTGAAAGCCCGTGCCACATTTCGCGAGAGAGTCAACAAATACATACTTGCAGCCTAATTCCTTCGCGCAATAGTTAATAATGGATAAGACACGCTCAGGTTTGACTGTGTCTAATTGATCAAAAATCACTAGGTTTTGGTCAACGAACTCGCTAAATTCAGAAATAAAGTTCTCCGCAGGGTCGCCATCCTGAGCCCCTGCCGCTTGCATTAACATCCGGTACAGGGATTCGCTCGGCTTCATCTCCAGAGACGCGAGGCAGACCTTAGAATGCTTGAGCAAGTGTAGGATTATCTCCCCGCAGATCATTGATTTGCGCGAGGCGTTAGCCCCTGCGAGCAAAGTAAGCTCGCCCTGCCTCAGCCGAAACGTGTCATGCGTTTTAGGCCACGGAAACTTAGCGCCCCATATCTTTTGGCCTTTGGATCGTTCCACCACCTCATCATGCCACCGACCCGCCGAGTGAATCTGCGATGCTTCCATCATGCCAGTGAGTTCGTAGTATTGGTCTAGCTCTAAACCTTCCGGCAGCTTCATAGCTCAACCCCCCATGATGCTTCGCGAGTAGGGGTCTGCTCTTGTCTACGCTTCTCCCATGTAACAACACAGGCTTTCCATGATTTCATTCTGTCTTTGCCGATCTTCCACCCGCGCGCTTCATAGAACGCGATGAACATTTCAGGATCAATTCCGTTGCTCCGCGAGTCACAATACGCCCTCACTTCATCTACTGTCGGGGGTATAGATTGTTTATTGTTACTTGTTACTTGTATAGTTGTTGACGTTTGCTTGGCAGTTGCTTGACTCTTGATTGACGGTTGCTTGCCCGTATCTTGGTACTGACTGTAGTTAGTTATTGAAATGATTGAAAATTTATTGGTGATTTGCTTGTCAATCATATCATCAGTTTCAAACCAATTTAGGTACTTTCTCAAACGCCGTATTGAGATGTTTAATCTGGCACTCGCGGCATTCAAACCGAAGACCAATTGACCCCGCTTTATGTTGAGCATTTGCCCGTTAAACGCTGTCGCTTTGTCCGTTAATGATGCAGCCATAAGCAAGTAAAGCCATAGCTTTAAAGCTTCGGGTTCTTGCCACAGGAAATTGTCCTGTATCGCCCTATCTAATCTAATCCATCCGTTCATTTTATCCCCCTCGCACTGTTAACTATCCGCTGCGCCTCATAAATATCTGATTTATCCTTCTCAGTAAATGCCACGCCCTCGCGAGACCATACTGGTACTAATTCTAGAAGCCACTCGGCAGACTTCACCTCCTCGCGTGTATGCTTACTTACCCTTGGGGTATAGGGAGACCCATCGTTAGGGTAGATGTCCCGCCACGCAAGCCCTACGGCCTTTAGAATGGACTCTGCGCTACAGTCCTGCGCAAAGCAGTGAAGCAGCACCCGATCATCTGCCTCGCGGTATAGAATACTAAGTGAGTGAGACTTGTCGTTATGCGCAGGGCATAAGGCCATTGCCTTGTTACCCTTGCGTCTTAACTGGCTCATTTTGCTGCAAATTAATTCGTAATCTGCCATGATTTCCCCCTTGCGGTATAGGGAGAGAGTAGATATCCTGCACTAGATCGCAATGCATCCTCCTCCCCCTTGTGTGGTGATCAGTCCCCCTACGGGGGGACACTTAATTACAGTCTACCGTTAACCCCTTGTAGTTAGGCCATCCGAATTCCATATCGGTTTCAATACCTAAGCAAACCATCTCGGCATACAAGTTAGACTCGCGCCGCTCTTGCTTAAGCATACTCGGCTCAGTTAACACGCCGAGGGTGTAGAATCCTATCAGGCCGCAGCCGATAGCGAAACACTTCAGCAATTTATTTTCTTTCTCGATTGATCTATTCGCTCTCATTCCATTACCTCCTTGGCTTGCTCTTTTGCCCGTGCTATTTCGCTCGGCGTACACATGTCTGCTATTTCGTGCGCGAGTTTCAGCGCATCCCCTAGCCTATGTTCTGGCGCTGTCACGCATAGGACTAGCGCCTTTGTGAGTGCTGTTTCGTGCGTCATGTTTCTCCCCTTGTAAATTAATACCCTATGCATACCCTATACGCCAATGACGTATGCGGACGTATGCGGACGGTTGCGGACGTATCCAATTACTTAACTGCCGCGATAAGGCCATCGCGCATGGTTACATTAGCGAAAAATTCGCGCCCCTTGCCTGTAATGTGAGGACGATTCGCCCCTGTTAACACGCCATCGCGCTTGTATTCTTCGCCGAAAATACTGGTTTCGATATAGTCTAGGCGTTGTCCGACTTGCTCTTTTAATACTTTTTTACTTGGGTAATTGAATACTAGCATTGTGATTTCCCCTTATAGATAACCTAATTTAACAGCGTTTTCGTCATATACCGCGATTTTAGCGAGTCCGGTACGCGCCTCGATTTCTACCGTATACTTCCATTCTGGATCTGATTTGCGGCAATCGGAGGCCGCATCAATCGCTTGGTCGTATGGTAAAATTGTTGGATTGGTTTCGTTTATTAGCATGGTTTATCCCCCCATTAATAATTTTTTAAGATACTTTACCGACTTGCCCGATAGTTGAGACAATTGCTCGAGCGTAATATTGCTAGTGTCGAACCGGTCAATAATTTCGTTGTCGCTCATGATTTAACCCCTTGTGATTAGTGAACTGCAATGATTATGTCGATACCCTTGAAGCGATCGCTGCCGCAAGCGTGACCTATTGGCGTACAATCGCCGCATTTACCCGTGCAAGTGTAAGCTTTAGAACCGTACGCTTTGCGAAGTGTCGCTTGGTGCGCCCGATCGGCGTGATCTGTACTTTTAACGCTTGCACCTATAGATACCGCCACGAATTCGCCTCGTACATAGTCGAACGCCTTAAGCTTATCCTTCACGCGGTCGCCATATTTCGACCCGCTAGATAGATTGAGCTTGTAATTACTAGGCACGATGCCCTTGTAGTCGATAAACGATTGCCAAGATTTGGAATAGCCGTAGGTAATCAGCCAAGGGCGAGCCGTTAGCGCTTCCATCCAAAATGCAATATCTTCAACGCCTGTAAAATCCCCATCTACATACAGGCGAAAATCTATCGCGCCCGATACTGGTTCGAATTTATCAATTGCGCTTAGAATATTCTCGCGCCCGCTGTCAGATTGTAGTAGCGCGCTATTCTGCGCTTGTCTACAAAATGCGGCAGGATACCGCCAAGCTTTAAACGAATAGCAAAAGTTAAGGCAATCCCCTGCACCAATACAGAATCCTTTCCCTGCTAGACTGCTAAATGCTAAGAAGGGCAGTTTACCGTTACCGTCTTTTGCCATGATCGAGAACCTAGGCGAACCATCTAGCAGGAACGCTTTAAGCTTGGTTAGGTCGCGAATCCAATGCGCGCCCGTTTCCTTGGTCAATATGTCATCTATGACGCTACATGCTAGCGCGTTATCCTTGGTGGCTATTGCGTTTGCAATGCGAGTACAGTTTTCACGATCCATGATTGATTCCCCTTTAAGATTGCGCCATATATGGCAGAAACATAACTTCGATCATTAAATCGCTATCAATTCCGATCGCCTTATACTCTCTCGCTTGCGATTCTTTAGTGGGTAATACCGCGATCAAATTGCCGTGATTGTCCGCGATGCAATACTTGTATCCGTGTAGCGTTTCGTCATGAGTCTTAAGTGTTAGCATTGTGTGTATCCCCTTGTATTGTGTGATTGTTGCGTTGTCGTATAATACAATGCATTGCCCGTGCCAACTTTTGAAAGTCCAATGATTACGGGGCTTGCAGCGAAATCCACTGGGATATATACAGCCCGAGAGTGTTACTGTGTTACCGTAAAGTGTTACCGTGTTACCGTGAATGTGTTACCGGTAACATGTGGATGGGGGTAGGTATTGGCTGCTACGCATCCCTTCACTCTCGCCCATCGGTCGGCGCTGTCAGCCCAAAGGGGTCGCGCCTCCAGCCTAATGCGCTCGATCCGGTAGGGTAGGGCAGGGAGATACAATGCAAGCGGGGTTAAACAAGGGGACGGGGAGGGGTGCAGCGCGCGCGTGATTTGGTTAGTTGCCCCCCAAATTTGCAGCAGGTCAAATTAAAAAAAAGAAGCAAAAAACATCCCTCTCTAACCCCTATAAACACAAGTGTTGGCGAAATTCACCAATTAGTGGTTTAATACGCCAAATATTAATTACCAAAGAGCTTCTATGTTGTGGTTGAAGACAATGCACCAGTAAAGAGAAAGCGTGGTCGTCCCCGTAAGTCGGAGATAGAGAAACCCAAAAACCGTCCTGTTGGCAGACCTAAGGGCGACCATTCGGCTATGGCGGAAATGAAGCAGCGATTCCTCGCGAGGAGGGATACGAACGCTGTGATAGAGTCTATCTTCCGAGCCGCACAGGATGATGATCACAAGAACCAATCTGCTGCGTGGAAGCTCATAGTAGACAGAATCCTGCCTATCAGCTCGTTTGATAAAGACAAGCTAGGGGGTAAGCCTACGGTCCATATAACTATCTCAGGGGTTATGGATGCTCCTGCTATTGAAGGAGAGGTCATAGAAGATGGCGAATATACAGAACCTGATTGATCTGCTTATGAAGCACGAGGGCGTGAGGAACAAGCCTTACGAAGACACTGTGGGCGTACTAACCATAGGCGTAGGCCGTAACTTAGACGATATCGGGTTATCTATTGATGAAATTCACTACTTGCTCAAGAATGACATTAAACGATGCAGGCATGAGCTGTCAGGAGCTTTTGAGTGGTTTTTAGACTTAGACCCTGTACGACAAGATGCTATGATGGATATGTGCTTCAACCTTGGCATAACTAGACTTCGCGGTTTTAATAATGCTTTATCCGCCATGGAGTATGGTGACTACGACGAAGCAGCAATAGAGTTCCTAGACTCCCTTTGGGCAGATCAGGTGGGACAAAGAGCTATAACCCTAACCAATATGATACGAACTGGAGAATACGATGCCTAATGTAAACGGAAAGAAATACCCCTACACCCCTGCGGGAATGACAGCAGCTAAGAAAGCCAAGAAGAAGATGGCAACCAAAGCCCCTGCCCGTACTATTCGTGCTACTCGGAAGAAGTAACATGGGACTCTACAGTAACATCAACGCAAAGAAAAAGCGGATTGCAGCAGGTAGCGGCGAGACTATGAGAAAGGTCGGCAGTAAAGGCGCGCCTACAGCAAAAGCATTCAAGCAAGCTAAGAAGACAGCCAAGAAAAAATGAACCTAGATATAAGCCTTCTTGAGTGGCAGAAAGAAGTTTGGAACGACCCTACGCGTTTCAAAGTAGTTGCTGCGGGTCGTAGGACGGGCAAGTCTCGTCTTGCGGCTTATCTTTTGATAGTCAATGCTTTGAAGTCAGATCAGGGTCAGGTGTTCTATGTAGCCCCTACTCAGGGTCAGGCGCGGGATATTATGTGGAATCTCCTCTTGGAGATAGGCCGTCCCGTCATAGAGAACTCCCATGTCAATAACATGCAGGTAAGACTTGTCAATGGGACAACTATCAGCTTGAAGGGCGCTGATAGACCTGAGACAATGCGCGGCGTAAGTCTCAAGTTTCTTGTCTTGGATGAATACGCGGACATGAAGCCCGATGTATGGGAGCTAATACTACGACCTGCGTTGACAGACTTGAAAGGCGATGCCTTATTTATCGGGACACCAATGGGTAGAAATCATTTCTATGAACTCTACAAGCAAGCCAGTTTAGGCGAAGACCCCACCTATAAAGCATGGCACTACACAAGCTACGACAATGACTTACTAGACAAAGAAGAGATCGATGCAGCCAAGCAATCCATGTCATCCTTCGCGTTTCGTCAGGAGTTTATGGCGTCTTTTGAAGCGCGCGGCTCTGAGATGTTTAAAGAAGAGTGGGTTAGGTTCGATGACGAAGAGCCTGATACTGGGGATTACTACGTTGCAATTGACCTCGCGGGCTTTGAAGAGGTAGGAAAAGCTAAATCTAAAAACAAAAAGCTTGACAATACTGCTATAGCCGTGGTAAAAGTGGGCGAATATGGATGGTGGGTCAAGGATATTATCTGTGGTAGGTGGGAATTAAACGCCACTGCGGAGAAGATATTCCAGATAGTTAGAGACTATCAGCCCATATCAGTCGGCATTGAGAAAGGAATTGCCCGACAGGCTGTGATGTCGCCACTGACTGACCTGATGAAAAAGTACCAGAACTTCTTTCGCGTTGAGGAGCTTACTCACGGGAACAAAAAGAAAACTGACAGGGTAATGTGGGCGTTACAGGGTAGATTTGAGAACGGAATCTGCAACCTCAACAAAGGTGAGTGGAACATCCAATTTATGGATGAAATCTTCCAATTCCCTGATGTCCTAACCCACGATGACATGGTAGACGCTTTAGCCTATGTAGACCAACTGGCTAAGGTGTCTTACTCATACGACTTTGAAATAGATGAGTTTGACGTAATCGACTCAGTAGCGGGATATTAAGATGCTCGAATCAAACGAAGATCAGTTTGGCATAGAAGAGACTCTTGAGTCTTGGGTAATGGAGAAATGCCGCGCTTGGCGTGACCATTACGATACTAACTACGAGAAGAAGTTTGATGAATACTACCGTCTGTGGCGTGGCATCTACTCTAGCGAAGATCGTAACCGCGAGTCTGAACGATCACAAATAATATCCCCTGCCCTTCAACAGGCCGTAGAGTCATCAGTCGCAGAGATTGAAGAAGCTACATTTGGTCGTGGCAGGTTCTTTGATATGAAGGACGACATCTCTGACCAAGAGAACCAAGACGTAGTCTACCTTCGCGAAAAGCTCTTGGAAGACTTCAAGGCTAACAAGATTCGCAAGGGTGTGGCTGAGTGTTTAATCAACGCAGCCGTTTTTGGTACAGGGATTGCCGAGATTGTCCTAGAAGAAGTCAAAGAAATGAAACCTGCGACCCAACCGATCATGGAAGGGCAGTTACAAGCAGTGGGTGTAAACATCTCAGACCGGACAGTCGTGAAGTTACGACCTGTTTTACCTCAAAACTTCTTGATTGACCCTGTTGCTGTGGATGTAGACAGCGCATCTGGTGTGGCAATTGATGAATTTGTCTCACCACACGCTATAGAACAACTACAAGAGAAGGGGGTATACAAGAATGTACCCTTTAACTTCGCGTATCCTGACACAGACTTAGATCCTGACCACGAACTTACCACGCAGCCGACCGATAAGACTCGTCTAACCAAGTATTACGGACTTGTCCCGCGATACTTACTGGAAAATGACGAAGAGTATGAGGAGGTTGAACAGCTTACAGACGCCGAAGAAGAGACTGACTTCTATGTTGAGGCGATTGTTGTAATAGCTAACGGTGGTACTCTGCTAAAAGCGGAGAAGAACCCGTACATGATGCAAGACCGCCCTATTGTGGCGTTCCCTTGGGATATCGTACCTTCTAGGTTTTGGGGTCGTGGTGTATGTGAGAAGGGTTACAACTCACAGAAAGCATTAGACGCAGAATTGCGAGCTAGGATTGATGCACTCGCGCTAACAGTCCACCCAATGATGGCGATGGACGCAACTCGTCTACCTCGCGGGGCAAAGCCTGAAGTAAGACCGGGTAAAATCATTCTTACCAATGGTAATCCTTCTGAAGTCTTACAACCATTTAACTTTGGTCAAGTTTCTCAGATCACCTTCGCGCAAGCAGGTGAGCTACAGCGAATGGTGCAGACAGCTACAGGCGCAATAGACTCTGTTGGTGTTGGTGGCTCAATCAATGGCGAAGCCACGGCAGCAGGAATCTCAATGTCCCTTGGTGCTGTGATCAAGCGTCATAAAAGGACGCTGATTAACTTCCAAGAATCATTCTTGATACCATTTGTTACCAAGGCTGCACACAGATACATGCAGTTTGAGCCTGAGTTATATCCGGTATCGGATTATAAGTTTGAGGTTACTTCTTCTCTTGGCATTATCGCCAGAGAGTACGAGGTTACGCAGTTGGTTCAGCTTCTACAGACCATGTCTCCTGAGTCTCCGCTTTATCCTGCGTTGATTCAATCTATCATAGACAATATGAACCTCAGCAACCGCGAGCAGTTAATACAGACTCTACAAGAAGCAGGTCAGCCTTCACCTGAGCAGCAGCAAGCACAACAAGCTGCACAACAAGCACAGATGGAGTTCCAACAGTCTCAGACTAACGCATTGAATGGACAAGGCGCTGAGTCTCAAGCACGAGCTGCCAAGATTGCAGCAGAGACTAAAGCAATACCTGTTGAGCTAGAGATCGATCAGATTAAAGCTGTAACATCTAACCTCGCGGCAGGTAATGCAGACGACAAAGAGTTTGAACGTAGACTCAAAGTTGCTGACGCTGCGCTCAAAGAGAAGAGACTAAACCTTGATACAGTTAAGGCCATGCCGCAATGATTACCAAACGAGAACTAGAGGACGTAGTTACACAGGTAAACGTAGTCCTAGAGCAGATGGACAAGCGGCTGCAGTCTTTAGAAAAGCAACACGAAATCCTTCTTCACGAAGTCAAGGGATTTGTCAAAGCAAAGCCGAAGGCTAAGAAGAATGGATAAAGAAACCGAAAAATATTATGACGACCGTGCGGATATGTTTTTAACGCAGGGTTGGAAGGATTTTATAGAAGAGCTTCGTGCCAACGCTCTTCAGATTAATTCCGTAGAGTATACGAAAGATGTAAATGATTTGTTCTTTCGTAAAGGTCAGCTCAGTGTACTGGCTGACATACTCAACCTAGAATCTGCAATGAACCATGTACAAGAGGATAGCAGTGATGTTGATAATCTTTGATTTCCAATGCGAGCAAGGCCATGTCCATGAGGCAATGGTTAATCGCAACAAGGTTGTTGAGGGTTATACGCGTGACTGTCCTGAGTGCGGTGGTTCTAGTAGTAAGATGATCTCACCTGTTAAGTCGGTACTCGACCCCATATCCGGTTCCTATCCGGGGGCTACTATGAAATGGGCTAAGGATAGACAGGCGAAGATTAAACACGAACGCAAGGTAGCCGAATCATAAGTCCTTCGGGGTAGCTTAGAATTGGTCTTGTCTCCATAGGAGTTTAATAGTGGCACAACTTATTGACGAAGTGACGAACGAGGTAGATGAAAACACACAACAGGAAGCGGTCTCAAAAGAGGTAGCCGTAGCTCCACCACAGGATGACACCCCAGAGCATTATCGAGGGAAAACTCCTTCCGAGTTGATCAAGATGCACCAAGAGGCAGAGTCTCGCATCGGTCAGCAAGGGCAAGAGGTGGGGCAGCTAAGAAAAGTTGTAGATGATTTCATTCTTAATCAGACCAAAGTCAACGAACCGGAACAGGCTGAGGAAATAGATTTCTTTGCTGAACCTGACAAAGCTGTTGATAGCAAAATTGCAAACCATCCAACCATTAAACAGTTGGAGCAATTGGGCAATCAAATGAAACAAAATCAGACGCTCTCGGCTTTACAGCAGAAGCATCCTGACATTAAAGAGATTGCTATGGATGCCAACTTTCAGAAGTGGGTTGTTGGTAGCAACATTCGTTCAGAGTTATACGAGCGAGCAAACAACAAGTACGACTATGACGCAGCAGATGAATTGTTTTCTAGTTGGAAATCAACTCAAAATGTTGCACAACAGGCTGTAAGTGTTGAGCGCAAAGAACGTAAACAAGCTTTGAACGCAGCTTCAACGGGTGGTGCTAATGGGAGTTCAGAAGCACCAAGCAGAAAAATCTATAGACGAAGCGACATTATTGAACTAATGCGAACCAACCCGCAGCGCTATCAATCTATGTCTGATGAGATATACAAGGCGTATCAGGAAGGTCGCGTAAAAAGCTAACCTTTGAGAGATTATTATGACTGATTCAACTTATCCAAATATGGGTGGAGCGGTAACTAATACTACTGCTGCCACATTTATTCCAGAAATCTGGAGTGACGAGATTCGCGCTGCTTATGAGAAGAACCTCATCCTCGCGAACCTAGTAAAGAAAATGAGCATGACAGGGAAGAAGGGTGACATCATCCATATTCCTGCTCCTATTCGCGGCGACGCTCACGTTAAAGCATCAGCAACGGCCGTTACTATTCAGAACAACACAGAGGGCGAAGTGCAAGTCGCGCTAGACAAGCACTACGAATACTCACGCATCATTGAAGATATTACGGAAGTACAAGCTTTGTCTTCGCTCCGTAACTTCTACACTTCTGATGCGGGTTATGCTCTGTCACGTCAGGTTGATACAGACCTGATGGATCTGGGTAAGTCTTTTGGTACTGGTAACGGTACTGCTTGGACTAACACTGCTGCTGCATTCTTCTGTGATTCCTCTACTGGCCTCACTGCTTATGCTGATGACACTGTTACTACTGCTGACGTTTTCACTGATGCTTGTTTCCGTGATCTGATTCAGAAGCAAGACGATGCTGACGTTCCTATGGATAACCGTGCATTTGTTATCCCGCCTTCACTGCGTAATGCAATTATGGGTGTTGACCGTTATGTGTCTTCTGACTTTGTTAGCGGCGAGCCTGTTCAAAATGGCAAGATCGGTAACCTGTATGGTATTGATGTATTCATCTCTACTAACTGCCCTATCACTGAGACTGCTGCGCAGAACTCAGCAGGTGGACAGATTCGTGCAGCAATGCTCGTGCATAAAGATACTATGATCTTAGCAGAGCAAGTTGGTGTTCGTTCACAGACTCAGTACAAGCAGGAGTTCCTCGGAACACTGTATACTGCTGATACTCTGTACGGTGTCAAGACTTACCGTCCTGACAGCGGCTTCATCATGGCTGTTAACGGCTAATGGAGATGGGGGTGGGGAAACCTGCCCCCTTATCTTATGCGTAATAAAGACCCAAAATTAACCAAGCTCGGATTAAGTGGGTATAATCAACCCAAAAAAACCCCTAACCATCCCACTAAAAGCCATGTTGTATTGGCTAAAGTCGGTGATCAAGTCAAGACTGTCCGATTTGGACAGCAGGGTGTAACGGGCGCAGGGAGTAATCCCAAGACTGCCAAAGACAAAGCGCGAAAGAAATCATACTACGCTAGGCATAACGCTCAAGACTCAAGCCCATCCAAACTATCAGCTCGCTATTGGTCGCATAAGACCAAGTGGTAACTACAGGAATTTAACATGGCAACGATAGTAACCAAGAACAGCTCAACCGCTTCAGCCGTCCCAACCACGAGTGACTTGGTTCAGGGCGAACTCGCTGTCAACGTCACAGACAAGCGCATCTTCACAGAGAATGCGTCTACACAGATTGTAGAG